GCTCGCCACGAACAACAGCGCCTGTCTTATTGTCGGCATGCTCGCCAAAGACAATGCGTTGCGTCTCCGAAGAAATCCTGAGTGACTTGGCTACCGCCAAGGCATTTGGGTTAGCTGGGATGCTAACGACTGAGCATTCTACCAGCTCTTGCCGTAGATAATGTATACCACCGCCCTTCTCGCGTGGCTGACTTGATATTGGTTTGAAGCCCACTGACACTGCCTTAAGAATACCGGCATCTACCAAACGGCGGATCTCATCCACCCGCGGCGACGTTCCCCAAGGCGCTGGCATTAGATGCCCACGCAAAGCGTCACCATCAGCCCGAACATTCTCCCACTTGCCAATCGGAAAGTCGCTGTGGTGATTAAATAACGCAATTGGGTTCTTCTTAAATGTTTCAGTTTCCCAACCACGCGCATCAACAATATCACCAAAGCGGTCTTGTGTACTATCGCTGAGAATGAACTCCATGCCAGTGGATGGCTGCGCCTCCACATGCGTCTTTTGTATCACTGCTATGGCATTCTCTTCCTTGCCACCGCCTTGTGAGTCTTGAAAATCCTCCCAAGCCATCTCACAAACCTCAACCGCATCATCCTCATTGAGCTGATCGTCATTAGCTGTAATCTCATCCACACAGCGATCTATAAAATCAACCTCATCCTCACCAGGCTCAGGGTCTGGCACATCTGTACCTTGCTTTTTTATGCGAGCCATAATGGCCTGTACCTTGTCGCGATAATGCTTGATCCAAATCTCCAGCTCTTTCGGTTTGGCTGCACCAGGGTGCGCCTCGCGCCACGTACTCATACAAATTGCGACCATCTGCTCTTGCGGACGCTTGGTACCATCAGTCTTCAGCTCATGCATACAATAAGCCATGAAGTCTGATTGGCTCTCGCCTTTGTGTGGCTTACGGAGTGGCATGTTACTGCTCGTCCTTTACTTGTTTGCGGTTTCAATATACGGTTTCAGTTAGATTGTCTGGATAACTTGGCTCGCCAAGTATAAAGCGAGATTACCAAACAACGTTTTGTATCCAAGCTACAGCTTGCGGAGAGCGCAAAGCCCAAGACACATCTAATTGCATCTTAACAGCTATGGAGTTAGTTTGGAACATTGACGAGACCAAAGGTGACGCAACAACACCTCCACTAACAATCGGCAGCGGCACATCGTTCATATGCAACGCTGTATGCGTCGCCGTTTCAAACATCGGCACTCCCATAGCAGAAACTACCGCGTTCGCAGCAACTACTATTACAGTTTTCTCCGGCACTGATCCAGAAGTGATAATGCGCGGTGCAATATCCTCATAAGTGCGATACTGCGCACTAACAGCCTGAACTGGATTCATGATATAGAAAAAACGCGACGCTCCAACCACAGGAGCGACAGAGCGCATCAGCGCCTGCAAATCCGCTAGCAATGCATCTGTGCCAGTGCCAGTGGCTGGCGTAAGACTTGCAATTCCATTAAGCAATCCCGGCGGACGCGACGCATCGCCAGCCAAAGCAGAAAACACTGCCGCATCCAATGTTGGTCCAGCGCTCTCCGCCAACAACTGCTGCAAGATCAACTCAATATTGGCTTGTTGAAAAAACTCCGCACTCGCCGCGGTAATACCAGCAATCTTGTGTGGATCAACGCGCGCGCCAACGCTCACCCCTTGCACTACCGGTTTGGGCGCGCCAGGCGCAACAAACTTCAGACTTGGAACAACAGGAACGCTAGGAACAGTAACACCGCCTGAGTCCCTTGTAAGCGTCACCTTCAGACCTTCATTAAAGAGCGTCGCCGCGCCAGAATACGGCTGCAACATCGGCAGCACTGCCATTGTAATCTGAACCAGCGCCGCGCCGCTCACCATATCAATTGGCGCGGTAGCAGCTCGCACAAGCATCTGGGTGTCCGTATCGAAAGGCCAAACCTTCACTGCATGGCCCTCCGCCGAAAGCGTCCGGTCAATACGCGCGCGAGCGTTGGCTACCGCCGCGCGCGCAATCACACGCCGGTAGTCTATATCATGCAGAGACTGCGACTCAGCAAATGATGGCCGCACAACTTTTTGTTCTAGGCCCATAGTTAAACTCCTCTACCTATGCAGCGGTGGCCCAAATATTTGCCAGCCAATAAGAATAAAGAGCACGAGAATAAGCAGTGAGTTACCAGCAATTCCCCATGTTGCTGTGGCATACCCAAAGTGGATTGCAAGACCAAAAACAACAGCCACCAATAGCAAAATCCAGTATGCTAATCCCAGGCTCATTGACGATCCTCCTCAAGCATATCACGGTACCACAGCTGTGGCCGCACTGGTCACTGGCGTTGAACCCTTTGTATTTGTCGCCGTGACACGGCAACTCATTGCGAACGTCTTATCTGCCGTGACAGTTGTATATGTGCTATTTGTCGAACCAGCAATCGGCGTGCCAGAACGCAGCCATTGATAGGCGTAACTCGCGGCAAAGCTCCAAGCCCCGGTGCTGCAAGAGAGGTTCGTGCCAACAACAGGCGGATTGGCGCCTGTTATTACAGGTAAAGAGTTATTGACCGGTGCTGGCTGTAACCAAGGTTGTGTATAAGGATCGAGCGGAGACCCGTCAGCAACCTTGCTGAGGACGGTATGTCCTTGCACGGCTTGATCGTTTTCCGCCTGCGTCGCTGTCGGTTGTACCACGTTGTCACCTCATCCAATCAAAGCTTCGATATCTATTGCAGGCCTGAGCAACGGCGCTATCCCTACTGCCATAGCCAAGGCCACCAATCCATCAATACGTCCCGTAGATTTACGCTTAGAAGGCTTGCGACCTTCCGCATCATCCTTGACGATGATAGTATTATATACACACATGTTCATAACCGGATTGTCACCATGAACCAACTGCTCATTGAGAAGCAGCTGCTCCAGGAAACGCAGAGCGGGTGACATCGACTTGACCCCTTGGCCAAAGTCTACAAACTTATCCTCAATTGTGGCTTGCGTCAGTCCAGCAGCCACCAACCACGGCATCAAATGTGGCATGTTCCAACGGTCAAAACCAATCTTCTGCACATTGAGTCGTGTACAAAGACCTACCAAATATCGCGCAACGCCTTCATAAGTCACAGTCTTACCAGGCACAGTTTGCAAATAACCGGAACGTTGCCACATATCGTAAGGCACACGATCAGCTATCGACTTTTCACGTAGCCCTTCTTCCGGCAACCAGAAAGTCGGATGCACGTGCCATTCGTCACGAACGTTGCCGATCAATACCAGCGCGGTCAAATCCTGTGCTGCCGATAAGTCCAATCCACCATAGACCGGAACGCCCTCTAATGGCGCCAGCTCACCAGCACAATTCTTCCAAACCTGCGGCATGATGAACGGTGAGTTTACCTGCACCCGCTGATTGAGAATGAGGTTGCGGTATTCTGCTTCCCGCGCCGGCATACGCCGCGCGTCCGCCGCCATTGACATCACCTCCTTGGAAGATAAAAATATGCCCAATGCAGGATTAGCGCTCCTAATACTCTCTTCCTCAAATGGATTGCCTTCTATCGGAGCGGAATACAAACTAACGACAGTGTGCGGATCGTGACCAGCTAAAGCATCATCAATCAAGATCGAAAGCAAATCATTATCAGTAGGCGCTTGCGTAGAAATGATGATACTAAGCGGATTGGCCTGCGCCCCAGTCGCAGTCTCCAATGCTTCGTATAATGTAGAGCGCGGACCGCGCACCTGCCCAAGTTCATCGTGAATCACAAGCGCAGGACTCAGACCGAATGCAGTTGTGGCTTCCGCGCTCAGCGCCCGGTATTTAATTCCAAGGTCAATACAAACCAACTCCTTGGCACTATCCTTCACAACAACAGCGGACGCAAGATCACCATTCATACGAACCATCTTGGCCGCCAGATTGAAAAGAATTGCAGCTTGTTCGCGACTTTGCGCCGCGCTAAAGATCTGCGAGTTAGGATGGTGCTTCGCTATCGGTCCACAAAGGTGAACTAGCGTCAAACAACTCGCCAGAGTGGTCTTACCGTTCTTTCTTCCAAAACTCAGTATCGCGCGACGGGTTCCGTGCGGATTATTGTAGATGTTATAGATCTCTTGCCGCTGCCATGGCTGTAATACGATTGGCTTACCGACAAATTGCCCTTCTGGAATGATACACTTGCGCTCAATCCAACCACAAATTTCCTCGCCCAATCCACCTGAAGATGTAACTTCACGCGCCACTGGCGGCACATAAGCCATAGTCGTTGTGGTAACTAGCTCCTCCGGCGGCGATGGATACTTACGCGGTCGCCCAACCTTTGCCTTTGGCGCATTGGGATCTGGCAAAGGATACTTGCGCGGTCGCCCTGGGCCACGCTTTGGCAGATCAGGCTCCTTTGCCCACTGCTCCAGCAACGGCGTCCGCAATGGAACGTACGTTGGTGGCGGGTTTCGATTAGGCGGGCCAGTCACAATCTCAAGTCTCCCATGGGCGAGCGCGCATTTGCTTCTTAGTATCGGCTGTTTGAGGAGTGCTTCGCGCCAACGGCGTTAGCCGCAATCGGTGGCTCAACGCGCTAACCTGCTGCGTAGCCCTAACGTACATCCTCTGCATCTCATTGTACCGCTCAACATAGGCGTCGCTTTCCTCAAACCGCTTCCAGTCGATATTGCGCATACACTCTTCCAGACGCTCCGCGGTGGCGCTATGTGAAACAAGCCTACGCAACATCGGCTGTGTACTAGATAAAAACCAGTGTGGTGGCATAGCTGACACAATCTCCCTCCACAGCTCCTTCTCGCGCTTGTTCAACTCAGCAGGCGGATCTGGCCGCGCAGTCTCAGGCGATAGCGGCACTACCTGCAGCGTCGTTTTCTCATTGAAAGATTTACCTGTCATAAGCTGCTTCCCTTCATCTGAGGTCCAGGCTATGCTTGGCCGGTCTACCCGGCTCGCCGGGACAAAAGCGAGAGCAAGGTGCGTTCTGGCAGTGTGGCCACGTAAGAGTTGGCCAGTTCTACTCGGCTCGCCGAGACAATAGCGAGAGACCTCATTCATGCAACAGCGGCTGTATCAACAACAAAAGTAATCAAACGGTCCTCATCCTGCGGCACTGGATTATTACGCGCTCCAGAACGCACTTTAAAGTAAGTCACTGGCGACCAAATCGGATCTATTCGCACTGATGTGCCCGCGGCAACATTGTATGTCAACTCACGCCCATCAGCATTGAACAGATCATTGAATGTATCATCATTTCCACTCGGAGATACCTGAAAGGAAAGCACCGCAGAGTTCCAGTCTTTTGGCATATGCAAAAAAACTGGCGCACCAATACTGGCGTTCACCACGCCAGAAAGCGATTGGCCCGCGAGGATAGTTGTGGTTATAATAACAAAACGTACTGGCATTTCATCCTCTCACTTGATTTGATGTCCACCGTGACCACACTGTCAGAACGCGGGGGGCTGGGAACGCTCGACAAGTGGCCGCGGTGGACGCTTCAATCGGCAGTTTGTGCACCGCCGCCGATTTGTTAATTGACAGATCACCATAGAGCGTTTGCTCTCGTCACAGAATCAGAGAACTCATCAACACCAGAATGGGCATTCAAGACCATTGACGGGTAAATGCCTTGATCTGCTTGTGCTGTAACTACGACATACGGCATCATCGCTAATGTATCACCACCGCCGAGAGTCGGGCCTACAAGGACAAGATGTGCCCCTGTTAACCAGAATGGCACAGCCACAATTATATCACCAGCCAGATTGCCTGTTATGCCTGTTGCCGTGATCTGGCGAAGACCAACAGTTTTTAGATTGACACTCTGACCTACAACAGTTGGATAAGTTATTCCGCCGGCTGTCTTGTAGCCAAATAAGATCAGTTGAAGCGTATATGTCGCAGCTGCTCCGGTGTAAGGCCGCAACACGTTGATGTTCAAATAAAGCAGATTTCCTGCCAGTCGGAGAAACTTCTCTGAAGTAATTACATTGATTGGAAGGCCAGCATATGCTCGCTTAAAATACGAGTACATTGGAATATCAGGCGGTGCTCCTGCCATATCCGCCACTGTCCGGCCGCCAGTACAATTGATCACAGTCAATCTAGGACAAGAATGAGGTTGATAGTGCATCACGTTAGTAACTGTAAAAGCTGTAGACGTTCCTATAGTTGCAGAGTTGCTAAGAGTATAAGCGCCTAAATTATTCGCAGGCACACCAGGGATTTGAGTTATGGTCGTCCCAGCAGGCAATGTGCCGCCAGTGATATTCATACCAGCTAACGGCCACGCATCAGAAGGAGTTACCGCAGTGGCAGTTAGTGTAGTGCCAGAAACGGTGCCAGTAAGGGTTATTGCTGTATTAGGAAAAGCTGAAAGATCAGTGTCGACACTAAATGCGCCTGCACCATCTGTATAGACATCCAAGACCGTAAATGCCTTCATCATCCCCATAGTAGAGCCAACATTAACCGCCGCTCCAGCACCAGCATTGGCAATGACAGTCGGAGTAGCGCAAAGCGCAATCTTGGCGCCTGGAACCGCCCATGGCAAAGGACAGACTGCTGGTGTAGCACCACCCGGAGCACGCCAAGTGCCATAAGCAGTTGCCCCTCCTACCGGAACTGATATTGTGCCGTTTGCAAATGTGACTGAGCCGACAGAAATAGTAGTCCCCTCCTGCATACTATCCCCAGTCTCTCCAATGCATGAATTGATCAATGTGACACGATCCGTTGCACCGTACACAGTGCCAAATTTAAACTGCCCACTAAGAAAGCTGTCCTTGACGACTATTTCTTTTGCGGTGCCCGATACACCGTTCATCATCTTACAACGATCAATGAGCACCTTATTGATGGATGCAGTTTGAAAACGAGGATAAGATGTTTGATCAAATACACAGTCGATATATTCAATTGTATCGATCATCTTGTCAACTTCAGGTATGCAATTATGGAAATTACAACGCTCCATGGTGAACTTGCGTACAAGAGCCGGAGATGGACCACTATCAAATGCCCATCCATACATCTCACAATCGACAAGCCTAACAGTGCGCATACCTCCAGTTGTACCCTCAGTCACACCGTAGATATTCAGTCCACGTACCTCCAATTCCTGATCAAACCCATCATTCAATTGCACTATAGTAGCGGGCCCATCCATCGATCCGCTCCAGCCAACGCCAGTCCCTGGAGTAAACTTTGGATAAGTCGAACGGTAGTTGTATTGCAGACGATCATAGAAAGTTATGACACCTCCAACTGGATCTATTGACTGAACCTGGAGAAACTCGAAGGTAGACGGGTTCCAGTTGGCGCCTGCATCCTGCTGCATGTCAACGCCCATCAAAACTACCCAGGAGTTGACGTAGAAATTGGATGCCTGCGCCGGAGTTATCAGCGTAATAGAGTTTTGCTGGTGCCCACTGGTGTTAACGTCAGTTGTTTGAAACTGGGTGTGATAGCACCACAACGAGCCACCAGTATTTGCATTCTGATCTCGATCTGCTCCGCCATAAAAGTTGATGTTGGTTGCTATACGTGCTCCATAGGCCAGCGCCCGAGTCCTCTTAAGCCCGCAGTTAATGCCCGGAGCCATGTTGTTGCTTGCTGCGTAATTTCCTGGATCCCAAATAAAGTCTGTCCAACTCTCGCCATAAGTTGTAATAGAGTGAGTGCCTGACTGCGTGCCGCTGGTAGCTATCGGCGTACCCTTTGGCACGCTCGCTCCAGTGCCATTAAATAACGGTGTAGTGGTAATCTGAAATGTGATGTTTGCTCCCACCCCTGTAGCCAAGATTGATTTCACAGTACCGTAAAGGACGTAGTATATTTGATTTGGAACTATACCAGTAGGCAAATGACCAGTCGTCTGGAAACTGATCATCGAGCCATTGCGCAGCGACGGTTGTGTATAGGTCGGCGAGGTGACTGTAATAACAGCTGGACTAGCAATAGAAATCGTCACTGTCCCGCTCTGAGGCGTGCCAGCCCGCTCGGCACCAACTCCGCCGGATGGTGCGGCTAGCGTCGCCAGATATTTGCTGAAATTTTGAAATGAAACCACGTTATCAGGAGCAGCGGGATCAATACCATACTGGGCGGTATGCAACGGCAAGCTTGGAACCAACTGCCAATAAGAAGCCGCAAGGACTGGCTTAGGAAATGTCTTAAACGTCGCTATGGCCCCGGCTACTTGACAAAGGAAAGGCGGCCACGTTGGTGCAAATGTTACAGGACCAGATGCTGCAATACAACCTATTGGATTGTGTCCAGAAACCGGAGGAGCAATACCAACCCATCCAGCAGGAATTGAATAATTAGGACAAAGCGTTGTAAAAGCTGGACTACCGCCAGCATACATCGCAGCAATAACTAATTCTGGTGATGCTGCCAACGCCCCCGTTGAAATTGATGCTCCAGTATTGACGGATGAAGGTATATATGAAGTCGCTACTTGATCTAACACAGCCCCCGTAAAACCTGGAACTGTGAAAACATTAAATGCACGCGGCCCATAAGGGAAACTAAAAGTTGTTCCGATTGGTGCAAAAACTGGATTAGAACAATAATAGATAGTCACAAGCGTTGAATTATCTATCGCCTTGAGATAAACATTGCCAGCGCTATCAGTAATGCTGGCTGGTGTAGTTGCTTCAATATCAAAAATTACCAAAAGTGCTAGACACCCAGCAAGAATAGGTTGTGATGTAGGACCAATTGTGCCTTGATTAGCCGTAGTTGTAGAAAAAACCAGAACCGGAAGACCGCCTGAAGTAAAACTTGGAGGTATGAAAGGAGTTGTGCTACCGTCGCCAAAGTAATATGATGGCAAGCTACTAACGCTTTGAAAAATCGCAGCTCCACCATCACCAGGCAGCTTATTGCCAGTCGTTTGAACATAACTGACCGTATTAGGAATATCGCCCTGTTGCGCAGCAGAAGGGGTAGGAAATACAGCAACTTGCCCTACTGCACTGCCACCTCCTCCTGTAACTACCGTCCAAGCTGCATTGTTTCTCCCGTAGGTCTGTCCAGTCAGTGGGGCCTCTGGAATGCCAACAGTAGGCGAAGCAAAACGTAAACCACTGGGCTGAGTACTATCGGCCGTAAGGACAGTAGCATCCGCCCCAACGGACACTCGCACCAACGCTCCAGCAGCAATTCCAGCTAACAAATCGCCCTTACCAAAAAGAGTTTGCCCAGTGCCGCCTTGCACGACATCAACGACACCCGTCAAGTCGTGAGTATCATTCCAATTTGAAGGGCGCACAGATACAGCAGTTGTCCCATCATCAGGAACTGTACTAACAAATTTATGTTTGATGGTAAGTGTCATATCAGATTGATCACCGCGGCACTATCAAGTTTTGTTTGATCTTCACCTTACCAGTTAGCACAGTTCCCACCCTCCCGTCAGTCAAAGTTACTTGCGCCTCTTGATAATATCCTCCAGATGCCATGCCTTCCGTATCGACCGAAAGCAAATGCACAGTCAAATCACCAGTCGCAGATAAATCAATTTCACCCGGCACTGAAGATTGCTTAGTAATTACCGGCTCTGCATCCGTAACTGCCTTGGAGATGGCATAGATCGCTTGCGCGGAGGAGAGATCAACGGCAACACCGTCTGGGTCCTTGACGGAACAAAAGATGTCGAGTGAATCACCCGCAAAGATCTCGATGTCTGTCGCCATGTTCCCTCAAAGTGAACGCTTGTTTGCAACACAGTCGCAAAACTGCTCCGAAGCGGCATAACAGTCGCAAACTCTTCCCCCTGATCGAAAGCTAGATCAAAGCTAACGCTTTGCGGCATAACAGTCGCAAACTCTTCCCCCTGATCGAAAGCGAGATCAAAGCTAACGCTTTGCCACTTGTTGTCCCGTACTGTAATGACTTGGCCAACGCCACTCGCGCTAGATGTGGCCGTGGCATAGCCAATCCAACCGAGTGACTGGAACGCGCCAAGAGCGAGGCCAGTCGCTCTTGCCGCGCCCTTAACCGCGATAACGGTTGCACTACCCGCAACCGCCATCGCGCTACTTACCGCTGTCCCACTAGCGGCAAGAACTAAATGACTAATAGCAGCTGCGCTTGCACTCGCCGCCGCTATACCAGACCCGAGATAAACCTGGCGCCCAACGCCGTTAGTTACAGCGTTGGCTGCCGCTGTACCAGCGGAACCTAGATCTGATCTGCCGAGCGCGACCGACGTAGCGCTCGCGCTACCGCCCGCAGAAATAAAGATTGTAGCCGCGCCACTCGCCGTCGCCTTCGCTAAAGCGCTAGCGACGCTGGGCCGAATAGTCTGACCTTCTGCCGCAGCTACAGCAAACGCCGCCGCTGAACCGAACGAGCTAGGCGATGTTAGTCCCGCCGCTAGCGCTGTACCGTGCGCGCTACCACTAGCGGAAATAATCTCAACACCGTTAGCTGCTGCCAGCGCCGTTGCTAGCGCGGCTCCGCTAACGGAAGCGAAGCCAAAGCCGTTTGCTGCAGCCAATGATACCGCGTGCGCACTAGCGGTCGCGGTTGTAATCCCATAGCCAACGCCCGCCGCCAGCGCGGTCGCCAATCCCGCGCCACTCGCAGAACGCGCTGTGTTACCGGTCGCGCTAGCTAGCGCGACCGCGCTACTAATGCCATTCGAATAGGCGAAAGCGATACCAGCAGAGGCTGCGCTCGCAACCGCTGCCGCCGTACCAACAGCAAAATAAGCTTGCTGCCCTACAGCAACAGCCGTAGCAACCGCTGCCGCGCTACCAGTAGAGCCCGGAGCAGTAGTCCCTACGGCGAATGCACTCGCCAACGCGGTACCAGCAGCAGGAACAATCTCGCCGCCAGAGCCTAACGCCGTCGCCGTCGCGAGCCCACTGCCCGCCGTACCAGCGAAGCTTAAGCCATTGCCAGCCGCCGTCGCGGTCGCGTGTGTACTACCAGCGGAGGCAACCAGTCCATAACCCGCGCCAACCGCCGTCGCAACCCCTAGCGAACTACCAATAACCGAAGCGAACCCAGAGCCAACCGCTTGCGCAAGGGCGTTCGCTTGCGCGCTACCAGTCGCGGGAGCAATTCCGTAGCCCGCTCCAGCCGCTAACGCGATCGCTAGTCCCGCGCCACTCGCAGGATACGCCCCCGCGCCAACCGCGTTCGCTAGCGCTACGCCACTTGCAATACCATTGGTGTAAACAAAAGTAATACTAGTTGCGACTTGCGTCGCGAGCGCAGCGCTCGCTCCAACACTAGGCAGAACCGTTCGCCCAGTCGCCACGGCGCTGGCGACCGCTGCCGCCGTTCCAGTGGAACCTGGAGCTGAAGCTCCAGCAGCTATCGCGGTCGCTAGCGCGCTACCAACCGCGGGGGTAATTTGACCACCAGCACCAGCCGCTGTAGCTTGCGCTAATGTCGTACCGGTTGTGGTAGCAAATCCAACGCCAGTCGCGACTTGCGTAGCTGATGCAACGCCAGAGCCTGCGGCTGGACGAACAATCTGACCAACTGCCGCGGCGGTGGCAACCGCTGCCGCCGTTCCAATGGAACCTGGAGCTGAAGCTCCAGCAGCTAGCGCGGTCGCCAGCGCGCTACCGACCGCGGGGATAATTTGGCCACCCGTAGCAACAGCTGACGCTTGCGCTAGAGCAGAACCGGCTGTAGCAGCGAAACTAATACCAGCACCAGCCGCTGTCGCTTGCGCTAGAGCAGAACCGGCTGTAGCAGCGAAACCAATACCAGCACCAGCCGCCGTCGCTTGCGCTAACGTCGTGCCAGTTGTGGTAGCGAAAGTGACGCCAGTCGCGACTTGCGTAGCTAGCGCAACGCCAGAACCTACGGCTGGACGAACAATCTGGCTAACTGCCGTGGCGGTGGCGACCGCTGCCGCCGTTCCAGCCGAGCCACCAGCAAAAACGCCCGCTGCCAGCGCTACTGCGGAGGCGCTACCGACCGCGGCAACAATTTGTAGACCAGTAGCGCTCGCGCTCGCGCTTGCTTGGGCTGCGCCGGATACAAAAGCGAAGCTAGTGCCTGTGGCAGCCGCTGTTGCGACCGCCGACGCGCTGCCTGTTACAGGACACAGCGTTATGCCGCTAGCGTTCGCTAAAGCCGCGCCATTCGCCGCGCCACTAACGTAAGCAAACTCAATGCCACTCGCAGCCGCTATCGCGACCGCCGCACCAGTACCTATTACAGGACGCAGCGTTATGCCGCTAGCGTTCGCTAAAGCCGCGCCACTCGCCGCGCCACTAACGTAAGCAAACCCTGCGCCGCTCGCAGCCGCTGTCGCGACCGCCGACGCGCTACCTGCCGTAGCAGCGAAACCAGCGCCGCCAGCGCTGCTCGTCGCGACCGCAGCCGCCGTACCAGTCGCCAAACGTACACCAGCGCCAGTGGCCGCTGTTGTCGCGACCGCAGCCGCCGTACCAGCCACCGAACATATATCCGCGCCAGTGGCCGTTGCCGTCGCGACCGCCGACGCGCTACCAGACCCAGCAGATAGACTAGTGCCAGTAGCAGCAGCCGTCGCAACCGCGGACGCGCTGCCAGTTGTTAGGACTGTACCGTAAGCCGCGGATGGCGGCGTAAAATTTGTCGTCCAAACCGCGTAGTTTGTAACCCTCAGTTCATCAAGCCAGAGGGTCATTTATTTTGTTGGCAGGAATGGCCAATCATCAGGAAACCCCTACTGCTGTCATGTACGTGCGTAGACGAATGTAGAAATTGCCTGCTTCCTCACCTAAGCGCTGCGTAAAGCTGTGCCACCTCCGACGCCGACAATGCGCGCGGGTAGATGGTGAATTGCGCCATGGCCGCATTAACTGGTCTGGTACTCACCCCGCTCGGCGCATCGCTACAGCCTATTGCAGCAGGAAAAGCAACCACTGCACTCGCGCGATTGGCCACAGTCGCGGGTGAGGCAACCACCACACCATTCACATAAACAGCTACTGCAGACGGTCCAGCCTGCTGGGTCAAAGTAAAATGCACCCACTGTCCAGATACCTGCACACCGGGAACCCCAAGTGGATACCCAGATGGTGGACTTCCTCCTATTATAGAAAAGAACTCCATACCATCAAAAGGCGTGGTATTAGCAGTGGCCCAGTTAGAGCTAGAATTGCCCGGCCTCAAATTTATAAGTACTGTGGCAATAGCATCTGTAAAAGAGAACAAGGATGGTGTAGACGTCGCACTATCATAAGGATGCTGCGTAATGTCCGTCGGCTTGTACCAGAAGGCAATTGTAAACGCCTGCGTAAAATCAGAAAACGGAGCAGTGGACAGCGTAACATAACTATTCGCATCATTACCAATCAACCGCGCAGTGCTACCTCCCGGTGGACCAGACGTTGATGTGACGCTCGATCCAGCCGTGCCGTTGAGGCCGCCAATCGTATCGATGATTGTCGTGCCAGAAACCTGTGCGTTCGTCATCGGCCACAGGTGCGTCGCCCCACTTGGGACGACCAGCCCACCAAAAATTGGCCGATTTGCTCCCGCCGTGATGGCGTCGCTAGCGACGTAAGTTGTGGCCTCCGCTACGCCACCAATAAACAACTGAGTTGTTCCACCCGCCCGAACGGCTGCGATATGATATTGGGTGTTAACGCTCAGCGCCGCGGCGCTAGTGATACAATCCACTCCGCCAATAGCATAAACAACATGTCCATCGCTCTTGACGCGGATCTGCGGTCCTGGCGCCCAGTCCGCAACAATGTACTCCGCAAGAGTGTCAAAGCGAACCCATTGCTCAATCGTGAAATCGCCAGTGCCAAAACTGAAATCGCTGCTGCCATCAAGCGCAAGATCATCGCTGGAACTAGAAAACCTAGCAGACGCACCGCCAAACACCGATTGCGCGGTGCTAACTTGCGCCGCTCCAGACGGCGTAACCGTATGGCCTCTTCCGCTGGTATCTGGAAACGATGTCGAGCCGCCCGCCCCATCACAGTGCAACAATAATACAACGGTTGGAATAATACTAACTGCCGCAGCGATAGCCACTGCCGCCGCAGTTCCCTGGCTAGCATTGATCGTTAACGTGCTCGCGGCAGCGATAGCCACTGCCGCCGCAGTTCCCTGGCTAGCATTGATCGTTAACGTGGCGGCAGCGTCACCGGCAAAACTACGATCAAACAGATGACGACCAGGACGAGTGCGGCGCGGATATTGGCGGAAAGGTCCGCGTGCTCCCGACGCCCAGCCGATATCAATGAGCCCGGCAGACTGCGTCTCGATGAGACTTACAGCGCCGACGGTACTGGCCAAGTTACTCCAGGAACCAGCGGGTGTTGCTTGATTGTAAGATGCCGTCGCCGTCAGATAGTAGAGCGTCGCCCCGGTAACAGAGGCCAACTCGCGCCAGCCTGCTGGCCCGGTCGCATTACAATCGAATACGAGAACAAGATGATCGGTAGTCAGACAGGAAAAATTCGCCCAATCGCTGACGATCGTTCCTCCTGCCGTAAGATTGAACCCATGCGCGCCGGTGAACAGCAGCTCAACCGGTGTCGCAACGGTATTGTAGACTGTGCTTTCAACTCCAATGGAGCAGTGGTCAACTACTAATGCACTTCCTACGGCTGCCTGAAAGGTAACCCGGACCTGTCCCTGGGAGGCGCCGGTGATCGCCACGACCTGACGGACGCTCAATCCGGCGTTGCCCGAGTCGTCCACATTCAAGGCAGCGGTGAAGATCGTGGTCGCCACGGTTCACCTCTGGCAACGAGCTATTCGGTCAAGCACACCTTTTTAGAATCCACTCGCAGTAGCTAGCGAGATGCGATAGTTATGCAGCGTGATGCTGCCGGTCGTAACCGTCTGCGTCCAGTTGAAATCAAGAATCTGCGCCACCGTCATATCGACATTGGCTCCAATCACGGGCGGAGTGTTGTATGGCAACGTATTACCACCAGGACCAGGACCAGTCGCCGGGGCCGCAGTATTCAATGCCGCCTGCGATAACCAGTAGCCCTGCCAAAATAGGTTGCCAGTTGAGCCAATCGCCCGAACGACGCCCTCCATGTCCAGCATCCAACCAACAGTGGTCTGCGCAGGAGTAGTGATCAGCGGGATCGCCAAGGTGTCCATACTGGCCGTACCGCCAACACCCCAAGACAAATCCCACCGCGCAGTACCCGGCGTGGTCACGGCGCAAGAAATGCGTCCAGAGGCGCGGATGTGCAGCACATCCCCCACACGCAAGCGGTTCGCTGCCATCGTGTAAAGGCCAGTCTTGGCTGGACCCTGCAGCAAGCTCGCCCGTGCTGCTGCTGTCAGTGCAGTGCCATCTGCATAGACCGATGCCATAGTTTCCCAATAACCTAGGCTCATTTCTCCTTACCTCTCGCTGTTGTCCTGGCGAGCCAGGTTATATCATTCATGCCTTGGCGCGTGCGAGCGCCATACGCCGCCGAACCTCCGCCGCTTCGAGATCGATATCGATGCCAGCCTTTATAGCTGCCTCTACCGCCTCCAACATGGCCGCCTGGCGGTTTTTCGCCCGCTCTAGGCGGTATCTATCTGAGGACATCGAGCCTACGGCTACGCCCACCGCTTTGGCTATAGGGCCAGATCGCTCCGCCAGCCACTCGCGAGAATACTGGCGGGCAGCCTCCGGGATGCGCTTCATCTGGATCCGCGCAATGTGCATCGAATAAAGGGCCTCCGCATCAGACTTTGGAGCCGGGTAGTGCGGCCAGATATGCTCATGCAGCTTCCGCATGCCTTGAATGTCTAACTCGATTAAACACCGGCGAACCTCTGCGGCATGCTGCGGCTCGATTAGCGCTCTCGCTGTTGTCCCGGCGAGTCGGGTTATCGGAAGCATCACCTGTCCGGCCTACTACTCTGGTTGAGGATTGATTGGACAATGTAAACACGCAATGAGGATGCGAGATTTTTCTTGTCCACTCGCGTCTCCTTGATAACCCTGATCAAATAGCTGACCGGCAGGCGCCGCCTATTAGCGATCTTCTTCAGCTCACTCCAGAATATGGGCTCTAAGCAAACGCTCGTTTTGCTACCAGCGATGATCACAGCCTTTTTGGCAAACCGCTTCCCAAATGGAGGCGCGAACCCAATATCCAGCAATGGAAGTCCGCGCTGTCTCGCATTATCGGACCCGGCATAAGGTATCTTCACCACCATCCACAGACCAAGCCAAACTCGAAGAGAGATCAGTCGAGAGAGACTGTGGTCGCGGTCGTCAACCGCGGAACAACCCCCGCGCCTCCAATCGGGATCGTGGGCGAAATCGCCCCTGACATAAGGATCGCGGACGCTCCACCACCCGACTTGCCGGTACTAAAGTTGGTGATGGTTGTGGCTGCGCCAGAGCTGGAAGGGAAATCCAGGTTGGCCGCTAGCGCGCACGATCCGGTAGTGGCTGCGGCCCACCCAGTAGAGCGAGCGACGTTCTGCCGCGCGTAACCGCCATAGGCCGACTCAGACGTGGCCTGGGTTCCTGGGTCGCCCGGATCCGCGGTGTGGAGCGCAACGATGATGTTGGTCTCCGGAGTAGTCGCGGCATTGTCCGCGTAGTTCGCCCAAGGCGTCGCCCGGAAGATGAGATTTAGAACAGCATTCTCCGATACGTCACTGAAGCCTGCCATGTTTGGCCTCCTGTTTTAGTGGTGACACACTCTGCAACTGTTTATTCAATTAACTCAACTACTTAACCCATAAAACGAACAGGGCTTTTTGACCTAGAAAAAGGAGAAAAATATTTTTTCTCTGCTCTTTCTTGGCGTAGAAAGATGCAATAAAATATGCACTTTTGAAAATCACCACAAACCACGTAGAATAATATTTTTTCCGGGCTAACTTGTGGCGAAAAGTGGTGTTTGAATACTTTTAGGAAAACCAAAATTCGTTATATTTTTCAAACACTTAGAACATGCCGGCCATCACAAAACCATGGCGCCGCCGCGCCTGG